GGTGGCCGTTGCGGTGCCCTAGGTCACGATGTTCTCGTCGTCCGTTGACGGTGGTTGTTTGTTCTGGTCGCTCCAGGTCATCGGCAGGGCGACCGCCTGCTGCCAGTCGCCGGTGGGCGACAGCATCGTGAATTGCTGCCCCTTGGACGGGGGCGTGTGGACCTTGAGCGCCCCGGCAATCTGGGCGTAGGGCACCCAAGGCGACAGGAACGGCTCGCCGTCGACATCCTTGCCAAAGTTCATGCGGACGATCTGCTTGCCGGGATCGACCTCCTCGACGGTGCCGTGGCGCATGATGCCGGAGAAGCGGCGCTCGAGCTCGGCCACGCGGGAGGCGAGCTCGACCAGTTCACGGATCGCCATTCGGGAACCCCTGCTCTGTCGCGGCCTCATCGTCCAGCGTTGCGCTGATGTCGCCGGTCACGACCATGACCTCGACCTCGGCTGGATCGTCGCCCTCGTCGAGGACTGGCCCCAGCCCGATGGCGTTGGCGGTCGCCTGATGGATCCCGAGCATGTTGGCGGCCCGTTTCCACTCGGCGACCTCTGCGCCCTCGATGGTCAGGCGCAGCAGATCGGCAATCGGCTCCAAGGCTTCATCCGCCTCCATGACTGCAAGGACATCCGCCCATGTCGAGCCAGCCACGATGGCGGCGCCGTCGGTCGGAGCCTCGATCAGGTCGCATGACAGCACAATCTGCCGGGCCGCGAAGCGGACCCCGCCCTCGGCAGATGCACCGCGGCGAGACAGGCGGCGCTTGACGCGCGGCACCAGCTTCATCCAGACGCGGGACCAGCCGGAGCGCTCCCGGGTCAGCGCCGCGATCACCTGATGCTCCATCATGTCGAGCACCAGCTCCATTCCCTCGTCTGTGTGCGGGATGGTGATGCTGGCCTCGCCCTCGATCTCCACCCGCGAGGCGATGGCCGCCTCGATGATGAGGTCACAGGAGACATCGGCGTGGAACAGGTCCCGCCCGGTCGGGATCGCCTCGTGCTCGTCGGTCATCACGATGAGGATCGGTAAGCGGTTCTCGGCGATGGTCAGGTCGATAGGGTCGATGGCGCTGTCGAAGACCCGGTCCTCGGCCAGCGTGGCACCCTTCACGGCGCGGGCCGCGGCGATGCGCATGGCGAGGCGGGACAGGCTCATTCGGGTTGATCCTCGCGAACAAGTATCAGGGCGGTGTCGCCCAGGTCGGTGTGCTGGATCGCCGCAACCGAGTAGACTGGCGACCCGGCTCTACCGGGAAATGCAATCTTGTCGCCCTTGGCGGGCGCGAAGCCGAGGCCTGAGACCTGGGCGGCGGTCATCCAGAACTCGGCCCGCATGACATGCATGCGGGTGCTGCCGGAGAACTCGCCGCCCGTGGCCTGTCCCTTGATCTGGGACTCGCCCGGGCCAGCGGATAAGACGCCCCAGACGTTGGCCGCAGGGCGGTCTTGGTCGCTGGAGCGCTGCGCGTATTGGGAGGACACGCGCGGCGTCAGGATTGCTGCCTCGCCGTAGGCCGTCTGGACGGCTGAGGAGACTAGCTCGTCAAGAGCATCAAACGGCGAGGCCATGGTGTCATCCCTTAGGTGCGCTTGCCCTTGATGAGCGCCTTCGGGCGCGAGCAGTACTGCAGCGCGTTCATCTGCACGTCGATGTGACGGCCCTTGCCGTTCGGCATGGGCCAGGTGCGCGAGTAGAGGCGCTGGCCCATGGTGTTCACGGTCTCCTCGTAGTCGGCGGGGGCGTAGACTGTGCGGAACAGTCCGGGCACGCCGAGCGGGAAGATGTGGCACTTGTCGGTGTTGATGAACGAGGTCGAGCCGACCGCACCGCGATAGTTCTCGAAGACGATGCCGCCAAACTCGAAGATCCCGTAGGTCGAGCGGTTCGGTCCGATGTAGCCATCGCGCAGGATCTGAGCCTGATTGTAGCCCTTGAATGTCTCACGGACCTCATTGTGGGCCAGCAGATCGTCGAAGAAGTTGTCGCCGCAGAAGGCATGGAGCCCAGTGAACGGCACGCCGCCTAGGATATCAGACACCTGACGGGTGATCGCGGCACACTTCTTGCGGAGCACGCCTTCAGCCGGGGAAGCATTGTCAAGGTCGAAGTCGATCTCGGTTTCTTGGCTGACGGAGAACTCGGTGAAGAGGTTCAGCGTGCTGTTGTCGGCGTAGGTCACCACGCCTTGGACCGCACCCATGCGGGCGTGCTCCTCAGTCACGGCCAACGACCGCACAAGCACCTGCTGGTGCTGCGCGACCTTCTGGACCACGGACTCCAGCGCCTGCTCCTGACCAGAAGCGCGCACGTTCTGGACTTCCTCCGCGTAGATCGCGGCGTTCAGTTCGAAGTGCGGGATGATCAGGGAGCGCAGATCGCGCTTTGCCTTGTCCACCGTGGTGCCGGGAGCACCACGCGGGGTCGGCGGAACGAGAGAAAGGATGTCGCCGTTCTTCTCGACCGCAATCGACGTGGTGTCGACCGAGGTGCTTTCAAAGAGTCCAAGCTCTCCGATGCGGCCGGGAGCGAACTTGAGCTCGTTCACGACCTGCGAGAGCCGCGTTACGGAGAACGCGGCAGAATTGAAGATATCCAGCATGTGTGCTGTCTCCTAAGCTGATGCCGCGTTAGCGGACGATGATGCCGACTGCGGCAAGCTGAGCAGCCTTCGCCGCCTTCTTGGTCGCGTCATCGACCGAGGAGGCATACGAAAGCATGTTGGAATTGACCTCGGCGTCGCGGGCCACGATCACGATCTTCTGGTCGGCACTCGTGGCATCGCAGCCGTAAAGCGCGACCGCGACGGCGGTCTGGTTGCCCACGTTGGGGTCGGCGGCGGCGTTCGGAGCAAGCGAATACTTGCCGGAATTCGCACCGCTCGTGAACTTGCCGAGCACGGCGCCGGGAGCAATGACGCCCGAGCCGCTGGCCACCGTCACGACTTCGCGCGACAGGGAGCCGTTCGCTTCCGAGAGCAGGAACTCGCCCGGATAGCGACCTTCAGTGAATACGGTCATGAGATTTTTCCTTGTTTCGGAAGCTTAGTTGATGCGGCTCAGAACCTTGGACCACACGGCAGAAGCCTGAGCCTCCTTCGAGTGGGTGGCCATCGGATCGGCGTCACCGATTTCGGCCTCGGCGGCAGCCCGGGCGGCGATGCTCGGGATGGCGGCAGACGCCTTCGGCGCGGCTGAGAGAACCTTGGCCGCCTGTTCGGCGTTGAGGTCGGTCTCAATCGCGACGGCCAGCGCCTGATCCAGGCGGCCGGCGGCGGCTTCGCTGCTCAGGATCGCGCCGATGCGGGCGCGCTCTGCGGCAGCACCTTCGGCGCGTGCGGCGGCAACTGCAGCAGCATGGGCCTCGGGAGAAATGCCCGCGATTTCAGCCTGCGGGGCGGCTTCGGTGGTCTTGGTCATGCCAAACCAGCTCCTGTTTTTGGCCCCACGGGCCGTTGAAGAGAGATCATTCAGAACCTCGTCGAGCGAGGCCATACGGTCGGCAAGGCCGCGCTCAATCGCGTCCTGTCCAATGTAGGTGCGTGCCTCGGTGTCGCGGATCGCCTGCTCGCCCATCCCGGTCCTGCCGCGCGCGACGAGGCCCACGAACTGGTCGTAGAACTTCATCACTTCGGTCTGGAGATCGGCCTGGACCGTCTCCGAGAGCGGGCCGAAGGGGTTGCCATCAACCTTGTGCCTCCCGGCGTAGATCAGCGTCGGCTTGATGCCGGAGCGCTCCAGTTGCCGCGAACGGTCCATGTGCGTCATCACAACACCGATGGAGCCGACCACAGAGGTGGGCGACACCACGATCTCGTTGGCAGCGCTGGCGATGCCGTAGGCGGCTGAGGCCGCCATGTCGTTCACGAAAGCGGTGACGGGCTTCGTCTGCCCCAGCAGCCTCACCTGTTCTGCCACCGCGAACATCCCTGTGGCCTCGCCGCCGGGGCTGTCGATGTCGAGCAGGATCGAGGATACGTCAGCGTCCGCCTCGGCCTCGCGCAGCTGGGCCGAGAGCCCCTCGTAAGAGGTCATGCCGCTGTTGGCGCCGATCCAGCCGCCGCGGTTGACCAGGCTGCCAACCACGGGAACGATGGCTGTGCCATCGCGGACCCGGTACTTGCGCTCGCGACCATCGGGTCGCGTGCTGCTGCCGAGAAAGCGGTTGGCCTCGGGCGACAGCGGGGCAAGCGCGCCGTCAAGCGGCAGCCGTCCCTCGAGCACGTGCAGGATGATCTCGGCCTTGGCGGGGTGCAGCAGCAGCGGGCGGTTCAGGACCCGCTCCGCGATGTGCATCAGCATGGGCCCCATCGCTGCAGGCGTCATGGCCTGTTCGTTGTTCTCGTCTGGCATCACAGCCCTCCTCCGCGGATGGCGTAGCGCCGGGCCCCGCCTCCGCTCGCGGCAGCGCACCGCTCTTCGAAGCTGCGGATCACCTGAAGCAGCCGGCCGGGGTCGGCCTTGTTGTAGGTGACGGAGCGCTCAACCCCGGTCGCACCGGCTTTGAAGGTCACGATCATCGCGCCCTGACCGGCGATCAGCTGGTAGTAGAGCTGCCGCAGCTGGGCCGCCGCCGCGCACGGATCATTCTCGTCGATTGTCAGAGCCATCAGCGCCTCCCAGGGGCAGACGCCACCGCCTCGACCTCATCCGCATCGTCCTCGGACGGCTCATCGTCTGGGGCATCCATGGGCTGCGACGCGCCGCCGAAGGCGCTCATCAGCATCGGATCGGTCAGGCCGTAGGACTCACGAAGCTCGGCCTCGCTGGCGCGCTGGGCGTAGACATCCTCGATGTCCACGCCGAGGTCGTTGGCGATCATGGCGTCGGAGATGACGCCCAGCCGCCGCCAGACCTCGTGGGCCTTGGCCGTCTTGAGATCGTCGGCCTGCGGCTTCGGGGTGCCGCGCCAGTCGGCCCGGCATGCTGCGGTGCGGTTGGCGAGGAATGCCGGGTAGCCGCCCGGGAACGGGATGCCGCCGCTTTCGATCTCTTCCTCGAGCCAGGCCTCGTAGGCCGCCTGACAGAATGGAGCGACCACGTTCTGACGCCGCATCCGGGTGATGGCGAAGATCTCGCCGGTCGCCATGCGGACGCTGGAGTAGGTCGCGCCCATGTAGTCGCCCGTTGCGCTCTCGTAGGTGAGCCCAAGGCAGCGCGCCATCTCGCGCAGCAAGTGCATCGAGAAGTCCTTGTAGTCCGTTGTCGGGTGCTCCGAGCGATGGAACTTGAGCTCCTGCCCGGGGAACAGGTGAGCGATGCGGCCATTGATGCCCACATTCAGCGTCACGCCGTCGTAGAAGCCGCCGACCATGTCGAGGTAGGCCGACATCGGAGAGATGCCTTGCGCCGCCATGCGGGCCTGCTCCTGCGGCGTCAGCAGCCCCTGAATGACCTGCTCGGTCGGCTCGCCCGAGGTGATCGTGGCGGCGAACAGCGTCTGCATGATCGCGGCAGTGAGCGTGGCGTCGGCCAGCTGGTCGAACTGCCTGGCCACCTGCAGCGCCGGCGTCATCGGCGAGATGCCGCGATATGTGCCGGGCATTCCATCGAAGACGAAGACCACCCGCTGGCGGCCCATGCGGTCACGAGCGCGGACGGGATAGTCGAACTCGCCCAGCATCGGGTCTTTGCGGATGGCGCGGTAGCCGATCGTCATGCCATCGGCATCGACGTAGACGCCATTGATCAGCCGCGCCATGTCTTCGGTCTTGCGGCTGAGCCGATGCGGGGCCAGAAGCTTGACCTTGGTCCCGTAGCGGGTCCAGG